GTCTTGAGTAACTTGTGCTTTTCCGGTGTATTTATGAAAAGCAGCATCAGGCTGTCGTCTGATGCGTGTCGAGGCACCACTAGTATGGTTAGAGTTCCGAAGAACTCGCTCCAAATCTAGTGGACCAAGAACACGTGCGATGTACTCCTTAGTCTTGGAGAACAAAGCATCTGATGTACAGTAACCGAAATCCGCATCATCGATGAGGATTCTGGTGTTAGTACGCAGATTCTGCTTTTCTATGCCGAGCCATTTTTCAATGGCTGCACGTCTACGTTCACGGGGAGTGCACACCGTAGAGTCCATATACTTCGAAAAGATATGTTCTCGTAGGTAGTCCACTTTTGGTCCACTCTCAAGTTGAGAGAAAACCAAATCTCTGAGGTCACTGACCACAGAGTTCCCAATGTGAGCCGGAATATAATTTGAGACACGAGGTGTTCCCGAATTATGTTTGGACATTAGTCTTTCCTTTCAGGTAAAGATAATGAGTACAAGGATTGTTATCGATCTAGAAATGTATCGCAAACGCGACGCACAACCAGGTCTTTAACAGGTTCTTCACATGCTTCGACGATTAAAGAGTCGCGAGACTCTTCATATCCGACGATTGTGAGAAGAGAGACGGTTAAGATCAAGAAAGTCAGTTTAGCATATCCAAGCATGGATATACCGCTGACAGCCTCGGTAATACGGTGGAAAAGACCACCCATCTTACCAAAGGTACTCGAGATCTTCGATGACAGAGACGATCGTACTTTGATCGCTCATCAACGCGTCTTGGAGAATACCAACGGTATTCTTCCGTTCTTGTACCGTGGAGTTCTCAGCGAAAGAGAATTCGAGATTGGCATAAGCCGTCCGAACTACTTTCTCCGAGTCCACGCCATTTACCGTCTCAGTGACAGTCGTAGGCATCGCAAGCACCATTTTGATCTTGTACAGACCAGATGGAGTCTTGCGGCTCGATACCGTAAAGGTGTTGTCCCCTACGGGTGTACCGTTGCTCTCCTTCCACATCGCAACTTCATTTCTGAAGCCAGCGGGAGTGAAAGGGTGTGCAACAGGTGTGCTCTCACGGTCATAGAGCGTGAGTGTTGAAATGGCGGGCATGATGCCTACCTCCTCTAGGTTAACGGATAACATTATCTCCGTTGGGCTAGGAGCGCTAAAAGATTTAGCGCTCGAGTTGGTGAAAGCTTCAGGTTTAAATGTACACCTGGACTCGGTGGCGAAAGAAGAACGATTCGCTCCATTGCGAACGTTTTCCCTCTCCCTTTGGCGTCGTAGCCAAACCGGTAGATGGGTATATCACCAGATCCTTTACAGACCTGTAGATTGTAACCACCTACGTACTCCGTACCTGCGACACCCCGAAGGGCTTGCAGATATGGACTAATTGGAAGAATCCAATCAATCAAGAAGGAGTACCTTAACGCCTGCCACCCCATAAGGAGTGGATTTGTCAAACCATAAGACTGGAGACCATCCGAAACTGAGTTCTCGACCTTGTAAACAAGACCGATTTCACAGAAACGTTTGGTTGAATATCCAGAATATGGAGTGATGACGTCACTTGAATAACCTTTAACGGTAACAGTATTGGTTCGGCGGAAAGCCTTACCCATATCGTCTACTAATGAGATGATATCTCCAACGAGTGGAGCCCATCCATAAGTATATTCAAGATAAGCGCTGGGAAGATTTGAAGAACCTCTGTGCGAAAGCCCAAGGGTTCGTCTCATCGCCTTCCAGTTACGACGTTTAGCAAACAGTAGTGCCTGCGCCAGCTGCGAAACTCTATCAGATAGAGTCTTTGCAGTCTTTTGCAAGTCCACTGC